CCCCAGTTGTATTAGCACCTAAAGCACCACTACCTATAGCAATATTTTTTTCTGCTGTTGTATTAGCACCTAAAGCATTGTCACCAACTGCGACATTTTGACCACCTGTCGTATTGGCATCCAATGCCGATACTCCTACTGCGGTATTTGAAGCACCTGTGGTGTTTGCTGTTAAAGCAGCATAACCAACTCCTGTGTTGTTAGATGCAGTAGTGTTAGCGTCTAATGCATAAGTACCCACAGCAACATTGGATGCGCCTGTGGTATTGGCACCAAGCGAATCGTGTCCAACAGCCGTATTATTTGATGCCGTAGTATTAGCATCCAAAGCGTTTGAGCCTATACCTACGTTATTACCGCCTGTGGTATTGACTTTTAAAGCAGCCTTACCAACTCCTGTGTTATAACTAGCTGTAGTATTTGCTTCTAGTGCTTGATCTCCAATAGCAACAATCCCGCTGCCTGTTGTATGAGCAGTTCCCGCGTAAGCACCCACTGCAACATTTTCTCCACCTGTATTGGTAGCATCTAAAGCCTGATATCCAACAGCAACATTCCTATCACCAGTAGTAATCGCAGTACCAGCTTCATCGCCTACGACAGTATTATAATTACCACCGCTTGCAATGCTGTTACCTGCGTTGACACCAGCTATAAAGTTAGAAGTTCCTGATGTGTTAGTAGACATGCCGTCACTTACGATGATTCCAGTAACGTCTATGCCTGTAGTGGTTGTGGCTAGTTTTTGTGCATTGTCGTAGTACATTGACGAAGCACCATCTGCTATTCCGACAAACATATTTTCGCCAGTGTACTTTTGTAATTTGATCTGTGAGCTTGCTCTTATTTGCAAATTTCCAGTTCCAGCATCATCAATATAACTATTAGACCCATCATGGTAAATCTCTAAATCATCACTAGCACCGAATGTCGCTTTGTCAGAATCACCTAGCGCAATACCACCGTTGGCTGTGATTTCAGTAGTGAACGTAGCCGCACCATCTACTTGAAGAGTGCTTGCCATATCGACAGCACCATCAATGTCTACAATGTCTAGATTAGCTGTGCCGTCTACATCTATATCACCACTAATATCTAATGAAGCTACTATAGCTGTGCCTGTAAGCGTAGGAGCAGTAAGTGATTTGTTTGTAAGAGTTTGTGAGCCTGTAAGTGTTGCTACTGTACTATCTATTGCTAAAGTAACTGCATTGCCTGTTGCAGAACTATCAAGACCTGTACCACCTGATACAGTTAATGTTTCAGAATCAAGATCAATTGCTATCGTGCCACTGTCTGTAGTAACATCTAAATCTTCTGCGGTTATTTGTGTATCTACGTAAGCCTTAATGCTTTGTTGAGAAGCAATGCCTGTAGCACTATTAGAAGACATATCATCTTCATCAAGGAAAGCTTTGCCGTCAAGGATGTTCAGCTCTGCAACTGTTGAAGTAATGCCGTCAAGAGCATTTAGTTCTGCAGTAGTACTGGTTACACCGTCAAGGATATTTAATTCGGCTGCAGTACTGGTTACACCATCAAGGATATTCAATTCTGCTGCAGTGCTTGTAACTCCATCAAGGATATTTAATTCGGCTGCAGTGCTTGTAACTCCATCAAGGATATTTAGTTCTGAAGCAGTAGATGTCACACCATCAAGTATGTTCAGCTCTGCTGCAGTGCTAGTTACACCATCAAGGATATTCAATTCTGCTGCAGTGCTTGTAATTGCAGTACCATTATAATTAATAGCGTCTACGTATGCTGTTCCGTCAATATAAAGATCTTTCCACTCAGAACCTGAAGCACCTATATCATAAGTATTGTCAGCGCTTGGTAAAAGATTGGAAGCAACATCAGCACTAAAAGCCACTGTATCAGTAGCTGCGTCACCAAAGGTTAAGTTCCCTGCTATTGTAGCACTACCAGTAACTGTTAAGTTTCCGCCAACTGTTAGGTTTCCTGAAACATCAGCAGCACCATTAATGTCTATAGTGGTTGCGTTGATTTCAATCTCTGTGTCTGCTACTAAGTCTAAGACACCATCTGCTGATTGATAAATGTAAGTACCTGAATCACCAAACTGAAGTTGGTCAGTACTTGAAAGAAGTAAACCTGTGTCGGCTACGTGTGTAAGTGATACGTCTTGATCATCTCCGAAGTTTATAACAGCACCGTCAGCTAAAAAGAGATCACTAAATTCTAATGCACTTGTACCAAGAGCAGCACCATCAGAAGCATCTGGCACAAATGCTGTAGTGGCTGTTATGGTTGTTCCTTGAACTGTGCTTGAACTTGTAATGGCTCCAGTAGTTGTAATTGAATCTATGTAAGCATCTTTAAAATATACTGAGCTTGTACCTAAGTCTAAATCACTGTCTGCGTTAGGAACCAATGCACCGTCTTGTAGTATCATTTGTTTGGCTGCTGCACTAGAGACTTCTACATAGAACTCCCAAGTATTGCTAGATACCTTGATCTTATTAAGGAAATCCAAATCTCCTATGGTGTGTATATTACCACCGTGTCCTGCTGTACCATCATGTCTGTGTCCTGTAGTTGTTGAACTACTAGAACTGTATGTGAATGCATTGACTAATTGATTGTATTCATCGTTAAACAACGCAGCAGTAATGGTATCTCCATCACTGAAACTACTTTGTCTTGTATAACTTTGTGCCATTTCTTATATTCTCCCTGAAGGTGCGTAATCTATATATATTCCGTTTATTGTGTAAGGTCCGTTTGTATCATCGCTAAATAATCTAAAATAAGCAGTCGTACCTGTTCCTTCTATTGTTTTTCTAACCATCGGATTCTCTGCTGCGCCAAACGTAACGCTATTAAAAACACCCGATCCAAAAATTGCAGCACTAGGTATCGTATCTAACGTGTAGTTAGAAGGCTGTGTAATGTTCTCGTCATCGTAATCATAGCCTACTTTTAACGAAGGCTGTACTGCTCCTTCTGGTTTTACCGATAGTTTTAAATATTTTAAAGTTTTTAAAGTTCCTAATTCTCCGAAGTCTAGACTCGGTGTTTCGTACTCAGCGCTTATGTTTGTTGCTGTTCCTGCTGGATTAAAATCGTTTCCTGTATCATGATTATAAACATAACCAGCATAATCACCGTGATAAAATTTCTCTATACCGTTTGAGTTAAATCCAGAAGTCAAGCCTCCACTTGCTTGTATGCCTTTTGTTTCTGACCACTCAAAACGTGTTCCGCCTTCAGGAGTAATTCTTAGTGTTCCTATTAGTCCTTCTGATACACTTGTTGCTGTTCCTGAAGATCCATAAAATAATCTATATTGTGACTTCTTTCTAATGACACAGCTACTAATATTATAAGAACTAATATTAGATGCAATGTCTCCTATAATTGGTTGTATCTTTCTACTTAAAGATCCTAATTCTACGTCACCAATCCTTGCTGTACCTGCAACTGTTCTTACTCCGTCTGGTCCTAAAAATAACAGTTGTCCACCAATCTCTTGAATACTGTCGCCATCCAAACAACCTATGTTTTTTGTAATCGGCTGTACTGCAATAGTAGACGAGCTGTTTATGTTGACTAATTTATAAATACTGTTCTTACAGAAAATTATTAAATCATCACGAAAAGATTTTAAACCTACTACTTGATCATCTAACTTTATACTTCCAGAACCTGTCGTTGTGAAATCATCTATATCATCAGTACCACTATAGTAAATTGTGTTTTGTGCAGTTCCTGCGCCTGATACCACTAAATGCCTATCATGAATCACACAGTATTTAGGATAAACAGCTCCGCTTACTGTTATTTCTTTTGCAAAAAATGTTCGTGTATCTAAGTCTCCAGTACCCGTCATTTTAAAATAGAAAGGTTTTGTTGCTGAACCTCTGTCAGTTACTATTAACTCTCCGTAATCTGAATCACCTTCATAAATTGTAAAAGATGCTTGACCTTGTGAAGTCCTCGCTAATGTACTTCTGCCTCCGAATGTACTATAGTTATCTCCTCCTCCTGCAACACTGTCTTTATTTATTTGTAACCAACTGTCTCCGTCTTGACTAAAGTATATGTTCGTTCCTGAACAAGCAATTAAACCGTCTGCATATACTTGTAATCCTTTAATAGCGTTTGAACTATTTGGTCTGGTGCCGTCTCCAAACTGACTATATCCGTTTATGCGTCTATAACCGCCTTGTGTAGAGACTTCAAAATTCTTTAATTTTGTAGCTTCTCCCGGACTTCTCAATAATTCAAACTGACTTGATACTTTATTCAAGCCACCTTGACAAGCCAGTGCAAAAGGTTGTGACTGTGCCATTTTATATTTGATCCGTTGACATAAACTTAGGAGCAGGATTCATAAGATTAGATCTCATTTGTCTCAATCCTTTTTTATAATCGTCTAGTGCAAAAGCAGCACTCTGCGGATTATCTTTAAATTGATGCATATAGTACCTAGATCTTGCCAGCAATACAGAACTATACATATCTGGAAATACTATTTCATCTCCGTGTGCGCTTAGTGCTGTAGGTAAATCCCAAGCAAAAAACCATACTCTGTATACTTTATCTGGTATCGGACTTACTCCAAAATTCCTTCCGTCAGGACTACGGACAATCGATCTAGGTTCTCCGTATGTCTGAGTATCTGCATCATCTATATTTTCAGAAACTCTTAAATGATCTTTCCATTCTTCAGTCGTTACAAAAGATAAGTTTCTACTGGTGTAAGGTGTTGATGCTCCACTTACTCCTATTGTTGTTAAATAAAAATCGTTCCAGTCTACTGCTCCGTAGTCTGTTGTAATAGAACTGGACGCTGCTTTTAATTCGTACCAACGTGTTCCTGCTACTGTTTCAACATATACGTTGCCATAAAAAGGATCTGTTGATCCGCTTTCACCTGTAGCAAGAAAGGACCATCTAGGTTCTGCACTGACTATATCATTATAAGCTCTGTTTACACAATCTTTTATGTGTGCTTGAACACCGATAGCACTTCCAAAATTTGCAGAAGTCAACACTACTTCGTTGGTTTCTCTTAATAACTCATTGGTTAATTGTAAGTATGTTGTTGCCATTAGCCTTTCTGTCTGTTAAAATTCTTTTGGGGTTTTCCGAAGATGTTATCCCAATTCTTATTGTATGTTTTTCTTTCTTGAGCAGTCATCCTGCTGCTTGCACTTATTAGCTTCCTGTT